ATTTACTCCGACTCTGACCAAGATAGAAGATCAGACATTACGATACGCAGTTTTACTTGCGGCACCTGATGATGTAGACTACATCATAACTTCTTCTTCCTTCTCATTCAAAAATAAAATTTGTGTGTTGAGAAATAAGTTAGGTTCAAATAAACTAGAAGTGTTCAATACCGAAGATAAGATAGTAGTCGTTGATAATGTAGGTTCCTATGAAGGAGACACTGTTAGTATCGTAGGTATACAGATTGATAACTATATTGGTACTAATCAATTTATTAAGGTGATAGCAAAACCTTCGAACGAGAGTGCGTTAACTCCTCTGAGAGCAGACATTTTAGAAATAGACAATACACAAACAACCACTAACATAGTTGAACTAGACACTTCGGTGGGTAACTAATGTCAAAGAAGGATGCCACATTAACTGATATTGGTCGGAGGGAACTCGGCAACTTCACTACTCATACAGTAGAGAGTATTCTTCCCGGATTCTTCCAAGAAGATTATCCTAAACTTGTTAGTCTATTGACTCATTATTATGATTTTCAGCATAATGGTGATTCTCCTGCCAAGATGATTCACGACTTATTTTTAAATCGAGACATCACGCAAACAGACTTAGAATTATTATCATATATTGAAGACGAACTGCTGTTAGGACAACAGTATTTTGAGGGATTTAAAGATAAACGAGCATCAGCAAAATATTCCAACCAGTTGTATCGTGCGAAAGGAACTAAGTATTCAATTCAACAGTTCTTCAGAATCTTCTTTGGAGTTGACCCCGAAGTAATCTATACCAAAGAAAATATATTTAAGGTTGGGGAAGAGAAATCTACTATTGGTGTTGAGAACCAAAAATACCTTACCGATAATAAATTATATCAGACATTTGCGATATTAATCAAGACGGATATTTCGTTCAATGAATGGAAAGAACCGTATAAGTTGTTTGCTCATCCCGCAGGAATGTTTGTTGGTTCAGAAGTTCAGATAGTATCAGCAGTGGAAGATGCCCTGAGTGCTCCATTAGTCGTGCTTGAACCACCACCACCTATTGCGGTTCATGCGACTGCATTGTTCGGAGACTTTGGTAGTACTGATATGACAGCACTTGTAGATGACGAATATATAGATTCAGCAGGGGTTCTAAGTAGAATTAGACCAGAACTTATTTCACTGGATACTTTCTCATTAGAGCAGATACAAACTATTGAGAATCAGTACTCATCCTTGAGGGAGGCACAGATCGCAGGGTCTCCAACATTCGATGATTCGGATCAATTCCAGACTAATGGTATGGACTTGAGTAATGCATTCTCGTTCGAGACAATTGACCAAGAACGGCATCAATTTTGGAGTGCAGACTCCGATCAATATATAAAAAGTTTCACATTATAACTTATAAACTCTTATAAATAGTATGAACAACAGGACTATAAAATGGCACGACAGACATTAAACAGAGGCACAGTAGCAAACGATGGTACGGGTGATACCCTACGAACTGCCGCCCAGAAGATAAACGAAAACTTCAGTGAATTATACCATGTCATTGGTGGCGATAGTGCGACTTCGACAGTAAGATTAACTGCTCTAGGTGCTGTGTTTGAAGGTCAGAATGCAGACGATCATGAGACTACCCTTATTGCGATAGAACCTACTGCGGATAATAATGTGTACCTCCCTAATGATGGTGGAACACTGATTCTGGATTCTTGTTCTCAGACATTGACTAACAAGACTATTCTTGTTCCGACAATGACAACACCGAAGATACGAGACGCTGATGCGAGTCACACATACAATATAACAGTGGGCAACATTACACAAAATCGCAACATTGCACTGCCCGCATTGTCTGTCAGTGACACATTCGTATTTGAGAATCATACTCAAACGTTGACCAATAAGACGTTCGATGCACCGACAATGAATAATCCACAACTCGGTGGTCTGAATGCTGGTGCAAAAATCTTAGATAGTGCTAGTAATACTAGACTCACATTTGCTACAACTGCAAGTGCGGTTAACCATGTTCAGATAACTAACTCCGCAACAGGTAGTAACCCATCGGTAGATGTAGAAGGTACGGATACTAATATATCTCTTGAACTATCCGCAAAGGGTACGGGTGCAATTGAGATCATGAATAAGTTAGTTCTCCAAAAGGGAACTGACGTTGCTGCAACTGAAGCAATAGATTTAACTGAACCTCTGACAATCTTCAACTCAGGTAGTACAATTAGTCCTACGATTGGAGACGGAACAATTATGGGTGAAGTACAATACTTATCCAACATTGGAACTGGTCAAGTTAATTTACAAGCAGGAAGTTCCTCCAAGATATTTGGCGTCAACAACAATAAACAAGTTGAGTTTAGTCAAGGTGATGGTTGTATATTAGTATGGAATAGTACTGCAAGTAAATGGTTTTTCGTATCCAATAGTGGTGCGACAATAAATAACGCATAATTTAACAGGAACAAAACATAATGGCGATCTTAACAAACCCAATTAAAAAGCAAGTAATCCAAGACTTGAAGACCGACATGGATTCTTCGGGTACTCATTACTATGCGGTAATTGGTCGTTCTGAACCTTGGGACTCAGCGGATACTATACCTACCGCAGTCAACACTGCACGAGAGGAAAGAAACTTCCGTCTCGGTTTACAGTCTGCGAAGAAGGTAGTTGACCTCTCATTCTGTGTGCCTCGATACAACTGGTCATCTGGTGCAATTTATTCTCAGTATGATGACGCACAGGTCGGGTATCCT